TTACAGTAAGCCTTGGGAGAGAGTACTGATTAGTAATGTTAGAGATGCTAATCCGTTCTTCCACCTTATGGAAGCTATGTGGATACTAGCTGGTCGTAACGATGTTAAATTCCTAACTGAGTTTAACAAAAGAATGATAGACTACAGTGACGACGGACTTGTGTTCAATGCCCCCTACGGATACAGACTTCGTAATGGATCTTCCACTGATAAGGGTCATGATCAACTAATGACCGTTATAGAAACTTTAAAAAGGGATCCCAATAGTAGACAGGCAGTATGTCAGATATGGGACGAAGAAGACCTACATAGGAACACCTTGGACAAAGCCTGTAACATGTCCTTAGTGTTTCGTATTAGGGAAGGAAAGTTGTGTTTAACCGTATATAACAGATCTAACGATATGATATGGGGAGCCTACGGAGCCAATATAGTCCAATTTAGTATGATCCAAGAATATATAGCTGCTTATTTAGGATGTGGTATAGGAGACTACAATCAGGTTAGTAACTCCTACCATGTATATACCGAAGGAGCAGGAGGAGAAGTATGGGATCGCCTTAAGGAAAAGTATGAACCCGATCTATATGTATTTGACGACCTAATACAGAGCTCGGTATATATGGTCTCTGAGGACATGGTTAATTTCGAACACGATATAAACTTGTTCTTCAACTGTTACGATGAATTTGGATTGCGAGAAATAGGAGAGTTATCGACTTGGAAATCTATATATTTTAAGGATTTAATATTACCTGTTCTATGTGTGTATTTACTACATAAATGCTCAGGACCAGAGGAGGCTATGTTATATACCAGAATCATAGTAGCTGACGACTGGCGTATGGCTTGTGAAGACTGGCTAAACAATAGAATTAAAACTAATTATAGTAAGCGAGGAGCCGACTCATGAACATAAGAAACGTACTCCATAGTGGAGATGTAGTTAGGTTCCATAATCATGTAGGTATAGATAAGCAAAAGAACTCAGAACATGAGTGGGGATGTGCTCTTATCGTAAACTATATTTATCCTCAGTGTTCTAAGAAGCTATTGTTAGCTGCCCTAACACACGATGCAGCTGAGTATTTAACAGGCGATATCCCTTTCCCAGCTAAACAACAGAACCCAGAGTTGGGAGTTATCCTCAAGGAAATGGAGGAGAAATGGGAAGAGGAGAACGGAGTTCTTTTTGAGCTGAGTAAAGAAGAGACTATTATTTTGAAGATAGCAGATACTTTGGAGGGGATGTGGTTCTGCATATCTCAAGTTAGAAATGGTAATCTTAATGCTAAGAGACCGTTTAGAAAATGGAGAAAATTCTTCCAAGATAACCTATTAGGGTCTGCATGGTGTTCTCCGAATGCTAGTAATTTATTCGAACTATTAATCAAAGAGATGGAGGAACTATAATGGAACCTAATGACTATCAAGTAGGTGGAAATCATTACGACTCTAGCTATATGCACTGGGATTTCGTTTGCGATACAGGGCTACATTATCTATTGGGATGCGCTACTAAGTATATCGAACGGTGGCGTAAAAAAGACGGAATCAAGGACTTAAAGAAAGCAGCTCATTATATAGCTAAGTTTGAAAGTCGTGAGGTTCATATATCTACCAACTATGAACATTGGGATTTGTTTCTTAAGCCTATGCCTCCGGAAGAGCAAAAGATAATGAGTTGTATCTATAACGGGAAATTCCAAGAAGCTCAGGATGTAATAGCTATATTGATAATGCAAACTGAGGAAGATGAAGACTTACCTGCTAACTATATCGACCCAGACAACAATTATTTCAGAGGGTAAGCTCATGTCTCTTTTATCGTACAGCTTATTAGTAGATTTAGTTAGGGATGGAGTTATAGATTCTCCCATTGAGAATATCAACGGAGCTAGTATGGATATAACGTTAGATAGCTCTATTATGATAGAGAGCTCTTCTAATTGCATGCCCGTGAATCTCAAGTCTAAAGGTTCTCCGAGTATGATTGTTACCCATATGCCGGAATTGGGTTATCAATTAGAACCAGGAGAATTTATACTAGCTAGTAGTCGTGAGACTTTTAATCTCCCAAACAATATAGCTTGCGAATACAAACTTAAGAGCTCATTAGCTCGTTCTGGTTTGCAACACCTGTTAGCAGGATGGTGCGATCCAGGATGGAAAAATTCCAAGTTAACTTTAGAGCTTAAGAATGTAACCTCTAATCACCCTCTAATAATAAGCCCTGGAATGAAAATAGGACAGATGGTATTCTTCACCTGTGATCCAGTTCCCGATGAGCATAGTTATACTAACAAGGGTCAATATAATAATCAGGACTCAGTAACTAAAAATAAAGGTCTAAGATGAATATAGATAAGATTCTAATGTGTGATGTTGAGTGTTATATTAATTATTTCCTAGTTAAGTTCAAGAAAATATCTAGTGGTGACATAATCTACTTTGAGAAGTTTGACAACTCAGATCTAAATAGGCAGAATATACTCCATATTATTAATAAGTATACTTTAGTTACTTTCAATGGTAATGCATACGATCAGGTTGTTATCGAAGCAGCATGTCAAGGCTTTAGTAACGAGTCTCTAAAGAAAATATCTGACTCGTTAATAGGGGAGAAAGGTAAGAGAGGGTTACAGGCTTGGCAAGCTCGTAAGCAGTTTGGAGTAGGACAGCTTGAGTTTGATCATATCGACCTTATTGAAGTAGCTCCTCTTTCTGCTTCTCTTAAGATATATGGAGGTCGTATCCACTCACCTAAAATGCAAGACCTACCTATCGAACCTAGCGCCATATTAACTAGATCTCAGGCTAATGAGATAAGTACTTATTGTGATAACGACCTAGATGTTACTGAAGGTCTATTCAGACAATTGGAATCTGAAATAGACTTGAGAGTGGTCATGTCTAAAGAGTATGGTATAGACTTACGATCTAAGTCCGATGCTCAAATAGCAGAGGCTGTTATTAAGAAGGAGATGGACGATAACTATGGATTTGTTCCTAAGCGTCCTAAGGTCGAATCCGGAACTACTTATATGTATAACGCTCCTAAAAATCTAACCTTCAATTCAGAAATACTCAAGGATGTATTTGAGCAGTATACATCCTTGCCTTTTTTAGTAGGCGACTCTGGCTATGTAGAGTTTAACTTTAAAATGAATGAGAGCGATAGGATAAAGTCAGGTAAGAATAAAGGTAAGCTTCCTGAAAACAAAAAGAAGATGAAATTCCTAATAGGTAATACCAAGTATACCATAGGGATAGGAGGACTACATAGTTGTGAAAAGTCCACACGTCATACTAATGATAATCATATATTAAGAGATTACGATGTGGCTAGTTATTATCCTCGTATTATACTTAACAATAGATTATTCCCTAAGCATATAGGGGAACCTTTCCTAGAGATATACGAATCCATAGTTAATCGTAGGCTCAAGGCTAAGAAGGAAAATAACAAGCCAGTCAATGAGAGTCTTAAAATTACCATTAACGGATCCTTCGGAAAACTAGGAAGTAAATGGTCTTGCTTATACTCCCCAGATCTTATGCTTCAGGTTACAGTTACAGGTCAACTCAGTCTACTCATGTTAATAGAAAGGCTTGAGTTAGCTGGGATACCTGTAGTTAGTGCTAATACAGATGGTATCGTAGTTAAGATGAAACCTGAACAAGAGGTACTGGCTGAGGATATAGTTGAGGAATGGCAGTTTGATACAGACTACGAGTTGGAAAGTAGCGATTATACAAGCCTAAACAGCAGGGATATAAATAACTACATAGCCATTAAGAAGGGAGGAAGTAAGGGTAAGGGAGCATACGCAGACCAAAGAGACCATTATTATAAGCTACGTAGCAACCCCAATAATGATATATGTAATGACGCAATAAAGGCGTTTTTGCAGGAGGGTAAGTCGGTTAAGAGCTCGGTAATGGAATGTAAAGATATAACCAAGTTCCTAAGCCTTAGAACGGTAAACGGAGGAGCTATAAAGGAAGGAAACCTAATAGGTAAAGCTATAAGATGGTACTATGGATCTGAGGAATTAGATGCTATATTTTATAGTACTAATGGTAACAAAGTACCTAAGTCAGACGGAGGAGTTCCTCTTATGAATTTACCGAACGTTTTCCCATCCGATGTAGATTTTAATTGGTATATAAACGAGGCCAATAGGAGATTGAAAGATATAGGGTGGAAATAATTACGATTATAGTTTACTTTTATCCAAACAGACCTAATAATGTAAACACAGATAAGGCGTCTGGGATCATTAACTCAATTAAAAGGTAAAGACAATGTCTACTAAATTAGCACAATTAAAAGAAATCAACGAACAGAAAAAAGTATTAGCAGCTCAACAAAAAGCACTACGCGAAGAGTTGGACGCTAGTAAAGGAGAACGTAAAGAAGCTCGTAAAGCTCAAGCTGAAGCTCGTAAAGAAGTACGTGAACAAAAAGCGACTCTTCGCGATTTAGCCGCTAAGGTATATGAAACCTTCTCAAGTGGCGATGCTGAAGTAATCGGCAAATTAGCTGACGAGATTATGGAATCGTCTTCTGAACTT